AGCTCAATGCCGCGGCCGAGCTCGCGCAGCAGGTTATGCCTGTTGCACGAGACCTGGCAACCCGCGCGCGTAAGCGCATTGCGGGTCGCGAGGCGGCTAAGGCGAAGCTTAAGACGCCTTCGCCGGCGCCCGGTCGCCTCATTAAGGCTACTACTGCGCCGGTGTCAGTCAGCTATACGCAGGGACCATCGTACCACAAGGTCACCCGCAGCACGTCTGACGTTTCAACCGTCGTTGGCAAGTCTTTCCTCGGGCCAGTTTTCTCCATTGATCCAGCTGACCAGGTGGTTGCCGCCACATATAGCGTCAACCCTACCTCGTTCACTGATCGTCTGGCCGTGCTGGCCCGCACGTTTGACAAGTACGCCTACAAGAGCCTTCGCCTCACCTACGTGCCATATGTCGGGACCAACGCCACTGGGCAGGTCAGGATGTACATCGACCGCGACTACCTTGATTGGGTAGCTGACCCGGCCAATAACGCCCAGATCATGTCCCAGCAGTCAGCCGTTTCGTGTTCGCCGTGGCAGTCCATGTCAACATCCATGCGTCGTGATCCCTGTGAGATGCGTTCGTACTTCACCCAAGTCGGCCACGCTCAACTGCCTGAAACAGAGCAGTTTCGCGTGGTCGTCTACGCGACCACAGGCACATCGACCAACGAAGGGCACATCGGTGAGCTTTTCATTGAGTATGAGCTCGACTTGATCGGGCCTGTCCTCCAGGCGCGGGAGTCTTACGGCCTCGGTAACTTCAACATCGGCCCGTACATTTCTTTCCGCGCCGACCCAGAGTCGCCACACTGGCTCCCCAGCGTTCCGCTTTCGTCCGGCATCAACTCGACCATGTACGAGGTCTGTGTCCAGGTCAACGGCGGAGTCGACCCCCTCATCAAGTGGGGCCGTGCAGGACCTCTTTTCACCGGGTCGGCCGGCACAACTTTGTGGTTCAAGCTTCATGAGAGACAGACTGAAGCGGACGTGTTCCATATCTACTCCACTTACCAGGACGCTATTGGCAACAATGAAGCCACACGCTTGACTAACATGGCCACCTCCAACAGCGGGTTCACCCTCAAGTATTTCGCCCGCACCGTTATCGGACCGCCGACCTTAGCACTTGTGTAACATTAATGTTATTTACTTCTGATTGAAAAAGCTGCTTGCAGCACAAAAATATAAAAATAATTCAGTTCCGACAACTCTAATAGGGATGGTCAGTTACCCTTTCTTGCTTAGAGTCCATTAAATACCTCAACTGACCGTGAGGTCAACGCATTTAGCCAACGCGTTGCAACAATTTGTAC